TGGATACTATCTCTGTTGGAGAAACGAAGACACAACACTCCACGATGTCATGAGGTTTTGTGCGGAAGAGTTTAGTGAGTATCAGGCCAAGAATCTAATCGACCCCTTTATGTACGACAAGTTTTTCATTGACCCCGAAGTTCAGTGGTCAGATTTTGCAACGAAGGAAAATATGGATAGACGGACGGATCACATTGTGAATCACATCGACGGGTATATACAAAAAAAATTAAACCAAGTGCCTTCCGTTACTATTGATAAACTCTAGTTCCGCGTTCTTTGTGGGGAATGATGTCTTTGGCGCCGTCACACTTACCGATACTTCTGGGGTAAATGTTTGTGTGTTTTGTCCCTGCGTTCCTATTGAACTTGCCAGTGCAGTAGTCAGCACCAATTGGTCTTGTTCCCTTTGATTTGATGTTACTGCGTTAGTCGCATCATCTATATCATCAGACCCCAACGGAGTCGCTGGCACCGCACCTTCAAACGTGTTTGGTTGTTCTAGCATTGGAGCTGCCGGCGCACCTTCTACATTATTTCCTTCTAAATCTTTGGGTGACCCATCTGGGTTGTGTGTCGCACCAAATTTTTTGTCCCAATCCTTTTGGGCCATCACTTTTGCGCGCTTCATACGACCAGTACCACTAACCTCTGGTCTTGCTTCTACCATTCCGTCTGGATCGTCACTGTTTATCCTCACCATGTCAGCCATAGCTGTACCAACCATTCCGGCAATTTCTGCCATTCTAGCTGCTACTAAATCGCCATTCAAACCACCTTCAGTTTCTTCTGGTTTTTCACCATAAACCTCTTTATAAATGTCTCTTACCATTGATGCTACGTCGAACCCTGCTCCGACAAATGGGATCGCACCCCCCAATTCACCCAATGCACCCACTACATCTGGTGGGTCTTCCATCATTTTTGTTGCAGCAAAGTAAACGTTGAAAGCTTCCCCGATAAGAGGAAATACTTTTGCTCCAGTGCCTCCTAAAACTTTTGCTATTGCTGCGGATACTTTTGCAGTTCTACTAGCACCCGCTTCACCACCCTCTAATATAGCTTTTGCTTCAACTTTTTGCAAAGCCTCTACATTTTGTTTGACAGCATCTGCTGCAGCACCATGTATTTCTTTACCCTTACTATTTACGACTGTACCATCCGCCCGCGGCCTGGCACCACCTGTACTTGTATCAACTCTAGTCGCTATGGTTTTCGCCACTCTCTGTTGGCTTCTTTCCGTTACTGCATCGCCGACGGCATTACCCACTGCTCCAGCTACCCTACCCGCTCCCTTCATGCCTGCTGTCGCAGCAAGGTCTCCAGCCTCGTCCAGCACAATGTTCTGCCGGCGTTCGTCCTCAGTCAATGGCTTACCTACCGCAGTCCCATCACCATTTTCTTCATTATTGTTATTATCTCTTGCAGCTGCAAGTAACAGTGGAATACCCGCTAAAAGTCCACCTAAAGCTGCGGCCGCTTTTCCAAATTCAGTCATCTCCTTTGGCATTGAGAATCCCGATCTTAACGCACTCATATTTGCTGCTTGTGGTTGTTTTGATCCTATACCGGATACAAAGTTTGAGGTATCACCTTTAATTGATACTAGAACTTCTTCAATGTCTTGAAGTTGTCTTACTACTGGATCAGAACTGTCTGCGTCTGATAATACGCTTGTGGCTGCCGCAGCATTGGTCATATTATTTTGCCCTGCTACAGCTACAGACCCGACATTCCCATCCTGACCACCACCCTGCATATCGGATATGGCATCGTTCATACCACCAAATAAACTACCTAGACCAAATCCGCCGGCCTTACCCATCAATCCACCGCGGCCTTTGCTCGGGTTTACTTTGGGCGGTGTTTTCGGGCCTTTCCTAAACGGGTTAAATCTGCCAAATATTGATGCTCGCGACATTTCTTATCCTTGTTTCATCTTGTCTGCTTTTTTCTTTAAATGTTCTAACAACATGGAAATATACACCGACCTCTCCCATGGCATCCAACTTTCAATCTCTGTCAAACTATATTTATGTTCTTGCATTAATAAAAAGTTTGTTTTAAAAAAGTTTGATAGAGATTCATGGAAGAGGTTTAAACGAAAAAATCCAGATACCCATTCATAAACGCATAGTTTATTTTACCGCATTTTTGACACTGGAATTCAATAGAGTTTTCCATCACTGGCATAGTTTCAAAAAACTGCCTGATCTCTGCAAACGCATCAGAAGTCATGTTCTCAATGAATTCCTGTCGTTCCTCTATTGAAGTATCTTCTGATTCGTATACTTCATCATCCATGTAAATCTTGTCTATACATCTGGCTGACACACTGTATATCTCTGCGTGTGTTTCTGTGCCTGCAATTTCTTTTAACTCTTCTGATTGAGGATACCGCATCTCTACAGAAAGAGTTTCACTAATTTTTATCAACGGAGTGTGATTATCGTCTTGTTTCAACTCAAATCTGTTGAGGTCAATGTTTATTGTGCTTCTTTCATCACAATGCCCACATTTAAATGATGCCTCAACTGTGTCTCCAACAGATATCTTTCTCAAATTAATGAAAATATTTTGCATGTCAAAGATTGGAATTTCATCACCTTTGACTTTTCCAAATGAACAGTTAGTCACCACTTGTTGTGATGCCTTAACCATATCAATCACATCTCCCGACTCAGCTGCTAATACAAGTAACTTTTCTTCTTTTACCAAGAATGGTCGAAAGTCAACATTCTCCTTTAGTGTATGTACATATATCTCCGTCAAGGGATATTCTGTCATTGGTAGTGCCATAATTTAACTCCAATTTATGTAATTTCGTCAATCTTATCATTGACCTCTTTTCTAATGATCTCTGTCACTGCATTTTTAATTGATCTACCAGATCGAAGGTCTCTGACAAATCCTGCGAGTCCACCCGCACTTCCAGCCTCCCAATACCTATAGGAGAATGTTACCGTAACTCTAACCACACCGTCACCACCCTGTGCAACTGGTGTGATGTTGAGTAGTCTCGGGAACGCCTCATACAACGTCCACCTTTTTACTCTGTTGTCTTGTTTGTCTAACGCGATCACATCGACCTCGCCAGTGAATGTTTCGTAATACCTTGGTTCTTTAGTTTCAAAGTTTACCATCTCTCCCATCCAATTTTCAAAGTATTCCCTTACGCCCCAATCGGTATCACAGTAGAAAGTAAATGCGGCAGACTCTCCAAAGAATTCTATACCATGCACCCTGTTTTCTGTCCACATACCAATCTTTGTTGGTGACCAGAGTGCTTGCAGGCCTGGGATGGTCGCCTCTTCACAGAGAAGGGACGGGAGTCGGTCACCGCCAATAGGACTCTTCAATACAATTTCAAACCTATTTGAAAATGCGAGTCCACGCCGTCGAACTTGACCGAGAAAATCGTTGAGCTTAAAATAAGCCATTACATCATGCTCCTAGAGTCTGAGAACACTGTTCCTTTATTCGTATTGAAATCTTCTACTGGTAAAAAGATTGCAGCCTTCCAATCTTCTGGATTTATCTCGTGAAATCCACTGCGAAGTTGTGAAGTCAGATATCTTTTCACACATGGTTTGACTTCTGGAAAACGTGCTGCACTGCCCAACAACTCCCAATTATATTGCATTTGAGATTGTGATGTGATTGCTTGATCGTCTAGTGTTTCAAGTAGTTTTCCTAGTAGTCTTGCCCTTAAAAGATATGGAAGATAATGTAAGTTCATTCCCCAAAATCCATCGTTTGTTGGTTCAAACGGTAGACACAAGGGGAACGCATCAAAGTATGGTAATTTGTTTTTATGTTTAGCATCATACCTAAACAGATACATAGAACCAATTTCGTATACCGGCACTCGTGTTGTTATGCTAGATGCCATTGCACTGGAAGGATTATTGATCCCCCTCGCAACGTTGCGAACTTGATTCATATACCATTGGAACGATCTTTGTCCCTGATTAGAATCCGCTCTGATTTGTTCAAATGGATTTGCCATGGGACTATTTATAATAGATACCGAGCTCCTTCTCAGTAATTATCTTGAACATCCATCCTCTGTCCTCGCAAAATTCTTGTGCTGATTTCCATTTCGCTTCGTTGATTCCCCATTGAACAACTTCTTGTAGATACTTCTTTGTCTTTTTTCTAGGCTCTGGGGGTTTGGTGAACCTTGATGGTTTCACTTCTATGAGATATGTCCCACCTCTGGTTTTCAAGTAGAAGTCTACATAGTATCTGTGTATTCTTCTGTCGATTGGCGACCTATAAGGTATCACTATAGATTCCGATGACCACTCAAGAACATCCTCATTCAAGTCAGCCCAATTCATAAACTTCAACTCATATCCCGACCTGTAAATTATCTCTTGAATGTTTCCTTTATATTTGGCAGGATTTTTAGGAATAAATCGTCCTTGGTGTAAATCTTTTCTGTAAGGCATATAAATAGTCCAATAATAACAATACTATTTAGGTTATAATCGGAGAGAACAGTGGCCGAACAATCGCAAGTTAGCATCGAAGGCAAGGGTAAAAAAACACCATCCTCATCGCCGACCAAAGGCCAGGTTAATAGGCTGCAGTATCCTTCTAACTTAGATCAGGCTCAGGGTGGAACGGGGTCTTTTAGTCAGAGTGACGGATATCTACACACGATCAACATTCAGATAATTCACAGTAGTGGGGGTGGTGTCTCAAAGTCTGCCTCTAACCAAGGTGATTCTCCTGCTGGTGAGGGTAGCCAAGAATCTGGTGATGGAAACGGTAACGCAACAGCTCAACTAGGACAACAAATTGCCGGTGCCCTTGGGACAGTTGCTGATGCCGCAGTAAATTCAGTAACTCCGCCATCTACATCCTTGGGTGCAGATATTACTCTTATCATGACCAATGCAGTAGAAAATAGAATGTCTGCTCAGTGGGACTCAACAGATTTTGGTTTGTTGGGAGCTGCTATTGAATCGAGACGAAAAGGTGAAAGTCTCCAAGACGTATTGAACCAGATTGCAGACAACCCTGCCACCGGCAGCGAACTTGCTATAAGAAAGGCTGCCGCGTTGTTGAACATTGGTAAACAGATAGGAATCAATCTC